CCACCGGTGTTAAGGTTACCGTTAGTTGTAGTAGATTCAACTACAAGCTGTTTAGCTTGGTTTTCGAGAATTACGGCCATGTTGTTGGCGTCGTAATCTTGTAGGCCCTCGAGAAGACCAGACTTGCTCCACTTTTTAGCAAGCTTCTGAGCAACACCATGTTGATCAGAGAAAGCTGTGTTAGCGGATTCAGTCAATAAGGATTGAACTAAATTTGCCATTTTAAATAAATGTTTTAATTAATAATTGTTTTACTTTTTGATTCCAGCAAGTGTCTGCCAACGGTTGATAAATGGATCAGCGTCCACGATTCTAGCCTTTGGAGCAACACCAGCTGCTTGTGATGCAAAACCAATAGATTCTTTAAGTTGACTTTTCTTAGTCTCATTAAAAGACTCTTTCAATGTTTCGTAAGTGTTCTTAACTTCGTTTACTGTTACAGCACGATCAAGAGCATTAACTACTTTCACTTTTTGAGACTCACTAAGAGACTTAGATTTGAACAACTTGTTCATGTAGAGATACTTTGCATTAAGCAAGTTGATCTCTTGAAGGTCTTGACGCAAAGCTTCGATAGTTGATTTAGCTTCTTCAAGCTCTTCTTCCATCTTATCTTTTTCTTCTTCTTTCTTTTCTTCTAAACCTGGATTAACTGGTGTCTGCTTACCGCCAGAAAAACCTGGATCGCGGTGATCAGAATCTTCCATACCCTCAGCTTCGAGTTCAGCAAGAATTTCGTCAAGAGAAATTTCAGCTTCAGCTTCAGAATCAGAATCGGCTTCATCGCCAGCAAGACCTAAGTCTTGAGAACCGGCCATTACAGATTGGAGTACTTGCTTAAGATCGCCAAGGGTGATGTCGATTACTTTAGTTTCGTCACCTACCATTTCAGCAGCCTCATCGCCTTCTTCCTCTTCTTCGCCTTCTTCTTCTTCCTCTTCTTCTTCGGCTTCATTTAAAGCCTCGTCTTTCATTTCTTCAGCTTCTTCTACTTCATCATGCTTCATTTCTTCCATTTCTGGTTTGTGTTCAGCTTCATCAGTATTAGAAAGCGCTTCGAGTTCAGCGAGAATTTCTTCTAACTCAGCCTCGTTGATGTCAAAGTTTTCTTCCATTCCGTCTTCAGAATAGTCTTCTTCAACTTTGTCATCCATTTTTTCTTCGATGTTTTCCTCAAATTCTTCAACTTCGTCGAGTTCAGCTTCAGCTTCTTCTGAAAGCTTCAAACGAATCATCTCTTGAATCTTTGGTTCAAAAGCTTCTTCGAGTGCCGCCTTAGCATTAGCTACCGCAGAAGCTCTTAAAGCTTTAGCGTCAAGGATAGCATCTTGGTAAAGATTGCTCATGTCAATAAATTGTTTCTGGAATTGCTTATTAGATGGAAAGCAATATAAGGATTTTATTCGCTAGTGCCATACTAGATAATGACACATATGCAATAAATATCATATTTTGTAGTAAAAATATGTAAACTCGTAAATATTTTTATTTACTTAAGCAACAAACTCCTGATTGAGAACAGATAATATCAGAAATAAGTTGATTAACTCTGTTTGTTGATCTAGCAATAGTATGATCTAAAGACTCTCTTAAACCTCCAACAGGCTTCATGTATGCGCCATAAGTTGATGGTGTAGATACAAAGTCCCAGCAAATAAGATCAAGATCGTCTTCTACTTGCACTAAACCTTCACCAATAGGAGTTACAGAGCCCATTGCTCTTGAAGATATTCCTACAGTTATGTTGTTTCTAAATAACTCTTTTAATATATTCCCTGATGGAGTTGGTAGTATTTCAATGTCACCATATAAATCTTTACCTTCCCAATAAAGCCTAACTATATTATGACTAACATTCTTAAGATTGATGATACTAGACTCAGGATGATCTAACTCTCCTAAAGCTCTATTCTCAGCAATTGGGCCTGCTATATATTTAGTAACTTGCTCAAACAAAGTCTGATATGGATATATCCTCTTATTAGCATTAGGCTTATCGCAAGCTTGTACTAAACCAGATACTACCATGTTACCGTTAGAAAGCCTTTTAGCCTCATTCAAAGATTGTTGAGTAGGTTGAAAAGCGTTATATTCTATAAGGAGTTGTTTTGACATTATACTACTTTTTCTTTTCTATATTTTACACCAGCATTTTTTAAATCGGCTTCATATCCTGCGGCATCAGAATCTTTTGTAAAAATGACTTCTCCTCCTGCATGGAATTTTGTAGCCTCTTTCATTTTCTTTACTACTTCTTTAATCTTACCCATCTTATCTTTATCTCCTTTATGTTTAGCTATATACTTTTTTATAGCTTCACCAAAAGGCTTACCTTTCCATGAACTCCAAGGATTAGTATCAACAGGCTTTTCTAAACCTGCAATATCAATATAATTATATCCCATTCCACCAGAATAACCAGCCATAATTCTACGCTGATCTATCTTCAATGAATCGATCTTAATCTTTTCGTTAGTATCTACAGTAATGGCTTCGTCGCCTACTTTGAACTCCATACCTTCAGGACTAATAGCTCTTTGGCCATCTTTATTCATTTTATATCCTTGAAGTAATGGTCCATCTGAACCTGGTAGACTTTTGTCAGCAGCTGGGAATATGCCTTCTTCTTGTTGTGATTTTTCTGTATGGTGATGTACTGTATTGGCTTGATAGTCTTTTAATGAACCATCTTCCATTTCAACCGTAAAGGTACTACCAATAATTTCTGTTACTTTACCATTACCGTCTGGAGTTTGTACTTCTGATCCTACATGGTATTTCCAGTGGGTGTCTTCGTTAATTTGCTCTTTTTTTTTAAGGGAATCAGTAAGAGCATTTAAGGCAGCTTCTTTAAGAGCCTTAACTTTTACTTTCTTCATCTCACGATTCTTATCAACGTGGTTATTTTTCTTAACTTCTTGAGTTTGAAGTTTAGCATCAGCTTTTTCTACATCTTTAGCATTTGCAAACATATCTTCGTCAAATGCATGAGGGTTTTTTGCAAGCATTTTAGCAGCCTTGTTAAGGGCAAGCTTATATGAATCGTTAGTCAACTCTTTTTCTTTAGCTAAAAGCTTCTGAACGCCCTTCTTCAAGAAGTATGGGTTTACACGATCAACTGCTGGATCAGTAATTACATTGGCATCCATCTCACTGATAATACCTTTGTTCTTAAGGATCTTCACAGCATCATCATAAGATGTGATATTAGTTACCCAAGGAAGGTTGTTATCCTTACGTACTTCGTAAAGAAACTTCTCACGGCTTACTTCTCCAGCCTTATGTTTACGATATAATTGAATTGTTGTCATACTGATAAATATTTATCTTCCTTGTCCACGATAGTTTTTCTCTGATCTATCGTGTTTATTGAATGATTTTTGGGCTTTTCCTTTCTTTCTTTTACCGAAATTGATCTTTATAGAACCACCGGCTGATTTTGCTTTTGCCATTACTTAAACTTTTTTACGTTTTGATTAAGTTGTGCAACCATTTCCTTGATCTTCTCAAGTGCTTTTTCTGTATGTACTTTATATTTAAGGCCACCTTCACCTTCAGATAGTTCTGATTTTAGGCGGCTTACATATTCAAATAGTTTATTAATCTCTTGTACCTTCTTTCTTACTTCTCTAACTGCTTGATGAAACTGATCTGACTTACCTCTAGTCTTAGTTTCATTCTTAAACTTAGAGTAACTTTCATTCATCATCGCGGCTCTTCTTTCTATCTCATCCTTATCCATAAATGGATTAGTTTCAGGACCCCATTCACCTTGACCTTTTAATTTAGCAATAGCTTGATCAATTTTATTTAGCATGTCACCATACCTGTCAGCTATAGGACCACCTTCTGGCTCTGCTTCTTGCTCCATATCTCTTTCAATCTCAGCTCTTTTTTTAATGAGCATATCAATTTTAGTTTGATTTGGATTAGCTTTTTGGGCTTGCGGTGCTTGTGATTTTGGAGCGTATTTTTTAGCTCTTAATGCCATTAAATTAGGATCATTACGATCTATCTCATCTAAATCATTACTAAACTCTCCTTTACCTGCTTCTGTCCATTTCCAGTTTGGGAACTTAGCTAATACATCTTCAATAGTATTAACTTGTAGTTTATTTGTTCTATTTCCAGCAGGATCAATTATATTAATATAAAAAGCACCTGTTAATGGTTCAAAGTAAATATCAGAATCAGTTTTAGTATCTGTACCTATATGGATTTTACCTTCTGCTTCTTTAATGAAACTACTTAATTCTTCAAATAATTGCTTATAGATAAAACCACCTTTAGATGGGCGATTAGGTACTGATGGAGCATCTTTCCAACCCCATTTATCTTTCATGTAGATCTTAGCTTTACCAGCAGCTAGTTTAGGCTCAACATCTTTTACTTCTTTCTTAGCTTTTTTCTTGAAAGCCTTGTTAGTAGCCATTTGTTCACCGGTACCAGGAGTAAAAGTTGCGCCTCCAAAATTGGTCGCAGATGTTTCTTGACGAAGTTTCTGTGTAGCGAATTGATTATTAAACTTTTTCTCCACTATTAGGCTTTTTTAAGCTCGTCGATTAAATCGAAATACTGTAGAATTCCAGTTATAACCTCATCTTTTATAGATTGATTTTCTTTTATTGGCATTACAAATTTGATTACCTCTTCAAGTTTAATCTTGATGATGGCATCATTTGTAGTATTTTTTAGTTCAGTTAGCTCTGTCTTAATTTGATCAATTTGATTATTAAGATAAAGCTTAAGGTTCTTTGTGTCTGAGATGTTTGTGATATATTCTTTTAATACATCTTTTTGTCTTTCAGACATGCCTTGATATTTGGTGTTAAACTTCTCAACCAATATTTTGTAAGCTAGAAGACGAATCTCTTTATCCTCTTTCATGAACTCTTCTACTATAGACTTTGGAGCCTTAGTGTCTCCAGCAGGAGTCTCTGTAAGATGCTCAAGAAGATTAATCTTATTTAGAATAAGCTGTTTTGTATCAACAGATTGGGTATTCTGGCTCTCAAATATAGTGTAAATAGAAGCAAAAGGCTTATAATTATCTACTTTGGCCTTAAAGAAGTTATCTAAATCGTAAGTCTTTTTGATCTCTTTGATCAAATTATACTTCAACTTAGTCACCTTTTGGTGGTCTAACTTCTTATACTGCTCAATAATAGTTGAAATTAGAATCTCTGCTTTAGCCTCAGATAATTTAGGGCTAGCTGAGAATGTACTATAAAGACTATACTCTTTTCCTAACTCCGTATTTGTAAAATACTTTTTCAGGATTTTAACCGCCTTTGAATCTTGATTGTTAAGTAGATCAGATGTCGTTTGTCTAACTAACAGTTCAAATAAAATACCGGTATTGCGATATTTGCTGTGTTTAATTGCCATAATTTTTTACAAGTCGACTAATAATAAATATCAATATATTAATCTAAATCTTCTTTAATGTTATCTTCACTTAAAAGATCTGACTCCTCGAACAAATTAACCTTCCTGCCCTTTTTACTACCAAACATTTTATCTAAGTATTGCTTGTTCTTAAGATACTCAGTCATAGTAGATTCAAGAGCTAGTGGGCTGCCTCCTTTATAATTAGGCCTCATATTATTCTCGCCAGTTTCAGCGTCTTTACTATATGCAGCCGCTCCTAATGGATCGCGTCCAAACGCAGAACCGTCAGTTGAAATAATAGACGTTTGTGTTTTAGGACGGCCTGGTCCAACCTGCTTTTCGTCATAACCTTGCGGTACGTTTAATACAGAGTCTTCTTTACCACCATACAAACTTGCTATCTGGTGTGGTGTGCCATATGCTTGTCCTGATTCAGCAGGATCGTTTCCTTCTTCTTGTATCTGTGCATATCTGAACTCACGCTTCTTATCCTCTACAATCATATCTTCTAGCTCAGCATATTGATCTTCAGAGAAGTGGAATATCTTGTCATAGATAAAGTCTCTTGGTAACAAGGATCCTTCCATTGCTTGCTTAGCAAGGTCTATTTTTTCTTTGAAGAGAGCGATTCTTTCTTGGTCGTAGATAATAGATGGATTAGTAAGAGATAACGTAAAGTTTGCTGCTGATTCGTTAGTGTATCCATGGGCATATAAATGTACTAAAGCTATTTTAGTTAATTCACTAATAATAATCCTTTGAAGTCTCTCAATAGTTCTTGCAAACCTGATGTCTTCAGCTGCAAGTGTAGCTTTACCTGTCAAATCTTTTTCATAACCCATGAAAGCTTTAGGTATCTTAAGGGCGGCAAAAAGCTTCTCACGGAAGTAAGCAACGTCTTCAATACCATTATATTCGAGACCCTTTGCTGTATCAATCCTAGTAGATTGATCATTACCTCTCATAGGAATAAAGAAGTCTTCTAGAAGGTTTTGTTGATTGTATTTAAGATTATAATTACCTGT